CAATTCGCCGCCGCCCAGGATCAGTTCAACGAGGATTTCCGCGACGCCGGTTTATTTGATGCGTTCGCCGACCTGCTGCTGTGGGCAACCTGCTTCGACAGCACCGTCGGCAAGATCGGCTGGGCGATCCCGCGGAAGCAGCTGACCTGTGAGATCATCGTGCCGTGGGAATTCGGCGTGTTTTCCGAGGAGAAGACCGAGCTCGATGACCAGGAGGCCTTCGTCCACTCCTACCATATCGACTACGACGTGGCGCGGCAGCGCCTCGAGCGCGCCGGCATGAGCCACATGGTCAAGGAAATGCGGGTGGTGAACACCCCCTACGAAAGCCCGTTCCCGGAATTGATCACCCGCATGATCATCGCCTCGACCGCCGGCGAGAACCTCGGCGGCAACGTCACCGGCTCGATCAACCCGAGCTTCATCCAGCGCCCGAGCTATCACGCCAAGGTCGACCGGCCGCTGGTGTACCAGCACGAGCTCACGGTCTGGGACGACGAGCGCCGGGACTACCGGATGTTCGAGGTGCTCGATCCCAACATCATCATCAGCGACAGCAAGGCGCACATCGATGCGCTCAAGGCCGCCGAGGAGTGGCCGCGCGGCGGCAAGAGCCTGGCCAAGCAGCAGCTGGCGTTCTACGACACCGCCACCAACAAATTCGCCGCCGGTCAGCATCCCTACTTCCACGTCTCGCCGTATCAGATCTACAAATACTTCTGGGGCAAGGCGCACGTCGAAAGCCTGATCCCGCTGCAGATCTGGTCGAACGAGCGGCTGCAGCAGATCCACGACCTCCTCGACCGCCAGGCCTATCCGCCGCGCGTCGCCTCGGGCTTCATGGGTTTGAGCGACGAGAAAATGGAGGCGTTTGGCGGCTCCGATACCTGGGTGATGGACTCACTGCCGCAGGCCGAGATCAAAGAGCTGTACCCGAAAATGCCCGACGACATCTTCGCCGATTACATCTCGATCGGCATGCTGTTCATGGAGGCGTCGGGCTTGACCGAGATCCTCGCCGGCAAGAACGAAGGCGGCGTGCGCGGCAAGGGACACTCGCGCGATCTCAAACAGACCGGCGGCGGTCGCATCAAGAAGACCGCAATCCGTCTCGAGGCGCCGCTGGTGCGCGCCGGCGAGCTCGCCCTGCACATGCTGCAGATGAACTCCACCGAGATCATCACCCCGGACCCGAAGCCAGACGGTAAGGACGGCGACCCGTTCTATTATTGGAACCTGGGCGAGGACTACATGCTGCGCATCGACGGGCACTCGCACTCGCCGCTGTTCGCCGACGACAGCAAAGAGCTGGCCATGTTGTTGTTTAAGTTCGGCGCCATCAATCACGAGTGGCTGCTGCGGCTGACCAGGGCGCCGAACCGAACTAATCTGATCGCGGCGCTGCGCGAGCGCGCCAAGAAGCAGGCGCAGAACGCCGCCATGCGCGAGAAGATGGGCCTGCCGCCGATCGATGCACCCAAGGGCAAGGGCGGCAAGCCGGCCGGCGCGCCGGCGCCGATGTGAGCTGGACTAAAGTCCTATCCGGGCGTACTTTAACTGCGTCCTGACCGGACCCTTGAGAACATGGAGGCAATCATGGCCAGACGCAGGAGACATAAGCGCGGTGGGCGGCGAGGACGCCGGAAGTAGCCACTACGCAAGACCATCCTCCCTATTTGGAACCTAGCCCCGGTAGCCGTCTGCCGGGGTTTTTCGTTTGCAGCGCCGCTTGAACCGTTCCAGCCTCGCTTGACCGACCTAGGAATTCAGGCCTAGTTTCCCCGCCGGCAGGGAATTGCCCTGCGGGAACACCCCCACGATGATGCCGGATCCGGCTGCAGCGATGCCCGGTGGTCCGCTTTCCGGCGGTCCTCCCGGTGGCATGCCGAAGCCTGGACCTGGTCTTCCGCCGCCAACCGGACCTGGATCCTCGCCGGCGATGTCGCCCGGTGATGGCGCTGGCCGGCGGTCTGCCGCGATCCAACAAGTGAAGGCCGCGCTCGAGCCGCTGTTGCTCGCCAGCATGGCCTTCGAGCCGGGGAGCAAAGAACAGCAGGCGCTGATCCGCGCCGTGAGCGCTCTCAATCCAGTGTTCGGCAAGACCGCGCCTGGCGGCATGGTGCCGTCGGCGCTGCAGAGCATGGCCCAGGCTAGCGCCAAGGGGCCGATGCAAGGCGGCCCGCCGCCCGGTATCCCGCCGTCGCCAACACCACCGCCCGGTATGGGCAAGCCACCGGCACCAGAAGGAATGGAGTTGTAAAATGGGTGATTTTCTGAAGCCGAAGGCCGCCGTCGGCAACCTGTCGAAGCGCAGCATGGAGGACGGCCTCTTCCGCAACCCGCCGACCTACACCGAGCTCGGCGGCTTTTCTTCCGAGCGCAAGTTCACCGACCCGAGCGGCCGCCGCCACCGGATCGGCCCGCTGTCGCTCGAGCGCGGCGGCCCGAGCTCGGTTAAGGGCAAACCGATCTGATGTCCGACCCCGGCCCCCTCACGCGATCGAAGCGTGGCCTCGCCATCGAGGTCGCCGCCGATCTCGGCGACCTCCTCTACGACCTCACTCACGATGAGAAGCATCGCGCCAAGGTCGGCAAGCTGATCAAGGAGGCGCGGCCCGACTCACCGCACGCCAAGGCGTTCAAGGATGTCGAGCTCGAGGACCGCCTGTCCTCTTTCGAGCAGCAGCAGGAGCAGCGCGAGCTCGACACCCAGCGCAAGGCAATCGTCTCGCGCATGGAAGCGCAGCGCCAGCATTTGCTCGACGGCGACGATGAGGGGCGCGGCCGCAAATACTCCGAAGACGACATCAAAAAAATCGAAGAGCTGATGCAGAAGAAAGGCCTCACCGACTACGAGGACGGGGCCGCGCTGTACTCCGCCACCATGCCGCAGCCGGGGCCGCTCGATGACGATCCGATCCGCGGCTCGACCTGGGAATTCCCCGAGTTCGCGAAGTTCAAGGATGACCCGGTGAAGGCCTCGAAAGAGGTCGCCTACGATGTCATCCGCGAGATCCAGCAGAAACAACGCGGGCGAGGGCGGTGATGGCACGGCCGCGCACCAAATATTTGGAAGACGTGCCGTGTGCACAGTGCGGGGCGCCGGTGCGGCCGCAGATGCGTTTTCGGGAAGGCAAGTTCAACGGCATGTGGCGGGCGCAGCGGTTCTGCTCCGTGTCGTGCGCCAATCTGGCGCGCGGGCCGAGCAAAGGATCAATCCATCACACCGGTTATCGCGTGATCAATCTGGGCAAGCGCGGTAGCTCAATCGGAGAGCACCGGCTGGTGATGGAAAAGATGCTCGGCCGCAAGCTGGAAAAGCATGAAACCGTGCATCACAAGAACGGCGTTCGCTCCGACAACCGTCCAGAAAATCTGGAGCTGTGGGCGTCGCGTCATGGTCGTGGTCAACGAGCTTCAGATCTGGAACCTGATATCTGGAGCGGCATGATCCCGTCCTACCTCGTCAATTGCAGGTTGTGAGGAGGCTAAAATTCCCCAATTTGGCAGTGGCATAGTTCCGGCTGCGGGCGGCATAGCAAATGAACTTAGCGCCATCGTGCGTCGTGGCTACATGCCGCGCATGTATGTGCAGATCTGGAAGTCGGCGCCGCTGATCGCGGCGTTGCTGGGAGCCGCGCAGGTCGCCTCGGGCGGCTTGTCGCCGATCACCGTGCCGGTGCAGGGCACACCGATGGTGACCGGGCAGTGGACCGACTATTCCGGTTCATTCGCCCAACCTGGCGTGCAGCCTGGCATCAGCGATGCCGAATTCAATCTGAAAGCTTTCATCTCGACGCTGCCGTTCCTCGGCTTCGAAGGCCTGGTGCAGGTCGATTACTCGATCGTGCCGCTGATCGAAGCGCGCATCAACGACACCACCAACGTCACCATCGATACCTTCGCCAACGCCCTCTACAACAACATCAGCAACCAGCAGCAGCTGGTCGGGCTGCCGGCGGCGATCGATGACGGCACCAACCTGGTCATCTACGGCGGCCTGAGCCGCACCAGCAACCAGTTCTGGAAATCGCTGTTCGTTTCCACCAGCGGCGCGCCGCAGCGTTCCAACGCACTGACCTTCATCGCCCAATGCACCAAGGTGACCGGCGAAATGCCGTCGATGGGCATCATGGGGTTTGGCACCTGGACCGCCCTGGCGCAGGATTTCCTCGGCAACGAGCGCTACAACATCACGCCGGGGTCGAACTTCGGCGCCGACAACAAGGTGTCGTCGCTGTTCCGTGCCCTCGATGTCGCCGGCGTGCCGATCTACGCCGATCCGTACTGCCCCGAGGGCACGCTGTATTTGCTCAACACCAACTATCTCAGCCTGTACCTGCACGAGAAGGCGGCGTTCTCGTTCACCGGCTTTGAGAGCACGCTGCCGAACAATCAGCTGGGCTACGTCGGCGCCGTGCTGTCGCTGCTCGAGCTCGTCAACGTCAAGCCGCGCGCGCACGCTCGCATCGCCGGCTATACGCCGGCGTTCACCTGATACCGAAGGAAGAGATCCATGGCTCGCATCGGCGGACAATTCCCCTTCCCGATCGCCCAGGTGGTGGAGGGCGGCACGCGCCTGTCGCTGCCTTCCGGTGGTGTCTTCGTGCTGCCGGCGAACCAGTATCTAATCATCACTGACGCCAACTCTGTGGTGCAGTACTGGGATCCGCAGAAAACCGAATGGGCGACGCTGTACGGTCACAGCTCGGGGGGCGATGTCACCTCGGACGGCTGCAACTATCGCATCCTCAACGACAGCGGCACGCTCGGGCTCGGGGCGCTGGCCGTCGCCAACGGCACTGCCGCCGGCCTCACCAACGGCATCGGCGCCGCCGGCGGCATCTCCGTGACCTTCCCCGGTGTCGTCGGTTTCCCGACCCCGACCGGCTATGCGATCGTCGGCGGCGCCGTGGCGGCTCCGACCGTCACCCAGGCCGGTTCCGGCTTCACCGCCCAGCCCACCATCATCATCGACCCGCCGCCGGTCGGCGGCATCCAGGCGCAGGCGGTCTGCACCCTCACCGCCGGCGGCGGCATCAACACCGTCACCGTCACCGTTCCCGGCGCCGGCTATGCCACCTCGCCCAACTTCTGGATCATGCCCGAGGCGCCCTACTACACCGGCGCCCCCTCGGGTGGCGGCACCTTCGCCGCCTCGCCGTTCCCGCCTGGC